GGCGATGATCGTCTCGTCCGAGATAATGCCGACACTGGACTTCGCATTGTTGATCACATCGGTTTCATTGATCAGGATGTCGCGGTTGAAAATAAAGTCCACCTGCTCACCGGAATAATCGGCTCCGGTCGTATTCGCAAGGTGCGTGTCGATGAACCAACGCAGTTGTTCCAGCGACGCCTGAAACTCCGTCTCGATGATATTGGCGTCCATGTCGAGATCAGCATAGAGGAACTTGAGCGCCACGCCCGACCGGTCGCCTCCGAACCGCTCCGATTGCGTGTCCACACCCCGGCCAAACTCGTAGATGTCCTTCCGCAGACGGTCCAAATGCTTCTCGGAGGCCTCGACGTTGATATTCAGGTTGATCGTGTCCACGCCGCCGTCGTCGGACACCTTCACGGCCCTGTAGATAGCAAGATTACGACGGAATTCGCCCAGATTAGTTCCGTCATAATTGCGAAGCACATAGGTGCTGTTCGGCAAGTCCTCCAGATTGTTGCTATTGTCGCTCGTGTGCTTGTCGTAGTCATCGACCAGCGACTTCACAAACTTCACGAGCGGTTGTTCTTCGTCGTTGTACTTAAAGCAGATAAACGGAACCCTCTCCCAGTTGTAGCCCTCCGCGTTTCCGTCACCGCGATCAAGCATGACGTGCGGCGCGTACTCTCCCGCTTCCACATCCGGGTAAAGAATTCCCGAATCGAGAACGTACCGCTGAACGCCTTCCTTGCTCCAAAACTCGACCTTCGTGACGATCTTCTTCGTCGGGCCGTCGAACGTCTCAACCTCATATACACGGATAACAGCGTCAAGCTCCGTGTGCGCCGCGTCGCGCCACAGTGGAATGATTTCCTCGCTGGGAATTTTTTTGAAGCTAAGCTCTCCATCCTCGTTGTAATAGACGTGAAGCCACGCCTTTCCCTTGTTGATGGCTTCTTTTCCGAGATTCTTGAGCATCCGCAGGAACGCCCGATTGAAAATCTCGTTCAGCCGCTTCTGGTATTCCTCGTTCGTCGTCTGGACAGTCAGCGGCAACCCGAGCAGATAGCCGACCTTCTGATCGACCAATTTCCGCACGAAGTTATGAACAAGACGGTTGTTCGCAAGATTCTCGGCCTCGATCAGCTCCCCATCCTCGCCCACGACCATGCGCTTGCGGCCCAGAATGTCCGCATCGCCCTCGTAATATCGCTGGCCGGTCAGCATCAAAAGGCGCTCGTTCGATGCCATCCACTCGTCGATTTCGAGCTTGATGATTTGCTCCATCGTCAGGGCGCCGCTCGCCCCGGATTCGATGATCTCAATGATTTCGTCAGTCAACGTCGGCACAGTCTCACCGCCTTTACGCGAAAGATATTGCGGAATCCCGCATCACGACCGTGTTCACAAAGTAACGGTCGGCATCCATATGGTGGTCGTTCATTTTAAGCGGAGCATCCTCGCCGCGCTCCGCCGCCTTCTCGTCCCAGACGTAAGAGGCGAACTCGCGGAACGTCTCTTTGCAACAATCGTTGTACTTGATCCGGCCTGTCGCCAGCGCGGTCGCCACGTTCCGAATGCCCTCCAGTACGTCGTTTTTGGCTTTTCGTAAATGAAAACGACCCCGCTTCCGCACCAACGCAATAAACGATGCGGCAGAAGGATCGATAATGATCGAACGGATCGGCAGGTTGCCGACGAACTCGACCAAATCCTGATAATATTCATCGTCCGTCTTCTGCCGTGCCTCCGACCTGCCGTCATAATGGTATTCCTTGACCTTGTACCAGACGCCATCATGCAGGCCCCAAAGCCCGAACGTCGTCGGGTTCTGGGTGCCGTAGTCAATGGAGACGTAATATTGCGTATAGGGACGCGGGCGCGTCGGAACGACATGCTTCTCGCGGTCGAACATATCGTAAATGACGCCCTCGGCCATGACCCACAGACCGAGAATGTTTCGCTGATAAAACACGCCGGTGAACATCCGGCGATATCGGTCTTTGACTTCCTCCGAAAGCGTCAAATTGTCGTCCAGCGTGAAGTGCAGGCGCAAGATGCGCTTTTCATCGGCCATGTCGATGTAGTCCGTTTTGATATAGTGATATGGCCCAGCCGGGTTGCAGTTCATGAAGATTTTTGATCCCTCGACAGAGCAACGACCGATCATCTGCTCTACGAACGAACGCGGAAACAACGCCACTTCATCCGCATATGCGCCCGCCGCCGTCAAACCTTGCAACACGTCCTGACTGGCCTCGTTATTTGCCCCGAACGTGTAATAGGTATTACTCCCGATCTCGATATAGCCTTCCGACCGGTTGTAGCGGTACGGAATCCCTTTCGCGGCCACCATCTGAAACATGGGCCGCAGAACATTCCGTTTCAGCGCCCCGACCGTCTTCCCGGCGACGATGAAGTTCTGGCCACGGAACGTGTGAAGCGACCACGTTATAAAGCTATCAATTCCGGCAATCGTCTTGCCAGACCGGATCGCACCGTCACAAATCACGGTGTCATAATCCCGGTACGGACTCTGAGGCATCCACCACGTTATCAGTTTTTTCTGCTTCCGGCTGAATGGGTGCCATTCAAACGCTGAAGCCCTATTCCGCTTCATCGTTCCATACGTCCTTTGAAATTTCATTTAGCGCGGCGATGTAGTCTTGTATATTTCCATGTACACGATCACCGTAATCAACCTCATGCTTATCACGCCATTTGTCCGGGCGTCGATTTTTAAGCCAAAATATTTGCGCTGTCACGTCAGGCAAAACATGCTTTTGCACGCGCTCCACTCGTTTTCTGCCGTCCGTTTCCACGATAACTTTTGTTTCCTCGTAGGAGTAGCCCAGCGCTCTTTTTAAAAGCGCGTTTTCAACCTGAATATCGACGACTTCTTTTCCCTTTTTTAAGGCCTCATCTATTTCAGAGAAACGGTTTTTCCATTCATAGAGTGTTCCTGTCGCTATGCCAATATTGTGCGCGATCTGCTCGTCCGTCAAGCCATCACGCGCCCAGCCTTCTAATTTTGTCAAACCCTCCTCGGTAAGCCACTCACGATATTTTCCTTTCCGTCCTCCTTTTTTACTCATTTACATAGCACCTACCTCCCGCCAAGATTAATTTAACTTGACTGCCTTTTGTCCAGTGAACTCTTCCCACCTGCGGATAATTACTTCTGCATATACTGGATCGTACTCCATCGTGTGACAGATACGACCAGTCTGTTCACAAGCTATAAGAGTGGAACCAGAGCCGCCAAATGGGTCTAATACACGATCATTAGGTTTGCTTGAATTGCGAATAGCCCTAGCACATAGAGAAATAGGTTTCATGGTAGGGTGATCGGCGTTTCTTTGTGGTCTTTCGATTCGCCAAGTTGTAAATCCCTCATCCGTTCCATCGTGGACGATCTCGTAACTCGGAACCTTCACCACTGTTGAACTAACCCCGTTATTAAAAGTAAGTAGTACATGATCTCCTCTAGGGGTTATGGCTAAATCGACTGGTTCTTCAATTACACTCGTTTCCTTTCGGCCACCGTACCATTTATGTGCCGCTCCGGGCTTCCAACCGTATAAAATAGGCTCGTGTTTCCAGTGATAATCCCGTTGGCCTAAAACAAGCGAGTTTTTCACCCAAATCAGACATTGTTTAAGCAGGAAACCAGCGTCTTGGAACGCTCTTCTAAAATTAAGTCCCTCAGAATCAGCATGACACACATATATCGGGCCACCTTCTTTTGTCACTTGATACATGGCCACGAAAGCATCATAAAGGAACTGATAAAACTCGGAACCCTCCATGTTGTCATTTTTTATTTTCATTCCGGTGGCACCTTCATAATCGGCGTTATAGGGTGGATCAGTAAAAATCATGTCGGCTTTTTCATTTCCCATGAGCCGCTTAACATCTTCGATTTTGGTCGAATCTCCAACCAATAAAAAATGACGACCTAATCGCCAAAGATCGCCCGATTTTGTTATAGGTTCTTTTATTTCTTCTGCAACTTCATCTGGATCGAAGTCATCTTCTTTAACATCGCTTTCACCTTCGGGGAAATACTGCGTCATAAGGTTTTTGATTTCTTCCTCATCAAACCCAGTCAACGTTAAATC